AATTAAGATAGACTTCTCAAAAGTCGTGGTTTGTTTTGTTAATGCTTTTGGTTTTTCGGATTCTTCGGAATTAGTGTTTATTCCTTTAGCCGCTATCCAACGCTTTGCTTCATCAATGTTTTTTAGCTTAAGAGTTAACTTAACTAAATCTTCTATTGATCCGCTAATGTTCTCTTTGAAATCAACCCATTGACCTGAGTTTTTCCAAATGCGCAACACACTATCATTATCAGAGTCGCGATAAAGAGGTTTAGCTCTAAACTCTCTACCGTTATCTGTTAATGAATATCCTATGTCTTGCAGTATTTGTCTTACCGATTCGCAGTCGTTCATAAAACTTCGCCATCTTCAGAGTCATTTAGATCTGGTCGAAGAGATCTAGCTTGCACGATTTCAGAAAGAGTTCCTCTTTCTTCTACGTTGAAGTTAGCAATATTAAAACTAATAAAATTAGGTTGGTATTTTATTGATCTTCCGCTTTGAATTCTTACGAGGTCGTGATGTCCTTGAGAGTCTCTGCCTTGGAATCGAGTCGCAAGAGGAATCATCTTATGAGAGCCGAACTCTTGACCGTCTTCAGCAATCTCTTCCACAGTCTTGCGCCTGAAGATAGCGACGTATGAAGCGTACCATTGCAAGCGATCCGATTGAGAGATCGCGCTGCTATCGTCAACGCCATTCTCTGCGCTGCGATTTAACTGACAAGCTGTGAGAATTGGAACATTTAATTCTAGGCAAAGCTGTTTTAAAGAATCAACCTTGTCTCCGATTAGTTGGTATTCTTGTTTGTTTTTATCAGATTCTCCAGTCAATTTAATGTAATCATAAATGATCACGCATGGATTACCGCGACCAACTTTAGAGAAGTACCAACGCTTTACAATAGAGATTATTTCTTGTATTGGTTTTCCAGCTACTTGAAGGTGGTCTACTTGATTGCTTACGCTTTTTATCGTAGCTTTGCTTTCTTCAAACTTCTTGTAAAGCTGAGCATTCTTTTTCCAGTTGCCAGTTTCAAGATGCCAAACTGGAATGCCTGTAAGAGATGAAGCTATTCTAAACTTCATATCTATTGTAGCCATTTCCGTATCAAGAACAAGAGCTTTGCATCCTTTGTTTATACTTGTTACCTTGATAGCAAGATCGTTAAGGATTGTAGACTTGCCGTGCTTTGGTCGACTCACCCAAGCATAAAGATTGCCGGGGCGAATCCCGCCATATAGACGATTGAAATTATCGTATGGAGTTTGGAGGCCGTTTTCAGAAATAGGATTGTTTCCACGCTCTTCAATAATCTCAATGATATTAGAAGTTACATCTTCTGGTTTATTGTTTTCATTAGCGTAGACACAAATCTTATCGTTATAAATCTTATCTGATTCCGTGATGATTTCTTCAATGGGCTTTTCCGCGCAGCTATGAGCAAACTTCTTGATCTCGTCTCCAGTCTGCTCGATTTCTCTGCGGATTCTCAACTTCAATAGTTCTTTCGCCGCTTCAATAAGTCCCGGCTTAGTAGTTGGAATCAAACAAATGCTACTAACATAATTAAAGATATCAATAGTTTGATCTTTAAATGTGATTCCTAGATTCTGAGCTTTTTGAGCTATTAGAACTTTGTCAATCTGCTCTCCTTTATTAAATGTTTCCCTGAACACACAATAAATAGTATAATGGACCTCATTGACAAAATCATTCTCACAGATAAAATTTTCTATATCTGCGTATGATTCTGAGTGTTTGACCAAACCAGATAAAACATATTTTTCTATTTGAAGTGAATAAATCGGCATTACAGTATTATATTGTATTTTTCCTTAAAGAATTTTTCGCTTAATTCATTCACTTGATCATGATAAACCTCAATAAGAATAAATTTATTAAGAGTTAACCAATTTTCTTTAGCTACATCTCTTTTGATAGACTTTAAATAATTCAATCTGGATTCATTGTGAAAGAATTTATTGAAAGCAGAGTGCTGCGGACCATGGACTTCTACAGCAATCTTGAGCGTTGCGTTGATTAAGTCAACTTTTAAAAGCGACCCATACACAGGAAACTCCTCATAGACGATGTGATTTTTCCAATATTTCTTGAGGAACTGCTTGGTGTTAAATTGGATTTTTGAACGAGAAGGCTTATCCCAATCTATTAAATATTTAGAGACGTTTTTGCTTACTGTTTTTCCATATAGATTAAGAAGTTTCATTTCTTAAAAACACTAATGAATTTGTTAAACAAATATTTGGTAATATCTGGATTCTCTTCCAAGAAGGTTTTTAAATTGTCTGCTCCTTGATGCTGTTTTGGTATTTCTAGGGAATTGTCGGAAAGCTCTTTGATAAGTTCGTCGGTAATGGTTATCCAAGCTCCTTTAGCATGAGCAAACTCCCAAGATAGAAGCTGATCAACAATTTCATACTCTACCCAAACGCTTGATCCATTAGACCGGCCATATTTGATTGGGTACTTGATTTCTCTGCCAGACTTTTCATTGGGTGTCTTCCTGAAGACAATTTTGCACCAATGTCCAACAGGGTGGTCTCCCTTCTGAGGCTTGGGAACATCGAATATTTGGTCATCCTTCCATCTCTGCTGGAATTCCATAATCCAATCAGAATAATGCAAAGCAGCGTTTCCGCCGCTTGCGTTGGTGACCTTTGGGTCTGTTTTTTCGTATTGATTAATTTTAATTGAAGATCTAACTTGAGAAATAAGAAAACAAATATGACCTCTCGAAGCGAATGCGGCAGCCATTTTACGAAGTAGATCTGCTGTTAATAAAGCTGCGCCAGCGGTTTTGTTTGCTTCTGTGGCTGACTTTGTTAAATCGTTACGAGGAACCAAAGCGTCAAGACTGTCTATAATAAAGAAATAAAGATTTCCTTCGTCGTTGTTTTTAATAAGCTCCCTCATGGAGTCTGTCACGAATTCGTAATCATTCGTAGGAATGACTCGCCATTTGCCGGGGTCTAAGGTAACCCCAGATCTCGCTATCATACTTTCGCTAAGGCGACCCTCAGACTTAATATAAATAACGCATCCCTTTTCAGGGTGAAGAATTTGAAAATTCCTAGCAAAGGCTAATGCGTTGCTAGTTTTTCCACCTTCTGTAATGCCTGACGCTCTTATAATTCCTGGGTGGATCCCTCCCTCCATTTCAATATCTAAAGTGAGGCTGCCACTGCTAACAACATAATCGATCTTATTATCGAAAGCATAATGATGATTTTTATTTTTAATCAGGATAGCGTCTAAAACTTTCAGCTTTCCTGATGTAATTGGATCTTCTGATTCTTCTTGGACTTCTTTCTTTGGTCGTGCCATATTATTTATTATTAAAAAGATTTAGGAACTCTTTTACAGAATTTGGTTTTTTTATTATTTCTACTGCTGGAGCCACCGGGGTTTCTGATAATTCTATTTTCGGCGAACCAAAAGACATTGAGTTGTACTTTTTTACGTCTTTTAAAAATAGTTTTCCATCGTCAGTTAAAAACCAGCAAAGAGAAGGCATCTTCTGTCTGCCTTCTAGGAATATCAAAAAATCAAAACCATATTCTTTGATAAGTTTATTTGCTATTTTTATTTCTTTCGGCCAAGAGCAATTCTTAGAGTCGAAAAGGAAAGCTTTGACAAGCTTTTGAGAATCGGTCAATTGCCTGACTTTTCTAGCGGCACCAGTCATGGTTCAATCATGGGCGGCGTTTTGCTGAAGTCAAGGCAAGTTTAAATCGTGCTCGACCATTTTTTTAACTAATTGATTAAATGAAGTTTTTGGTTGCCAGCCTAATTCTTCTCTGGCTGGGCTAGAGTCGCCTAGTAAAAGATCCACTTCTGCTGGTCTGTAAAATTTTTCATTTACCCTAACAAGAATAGACGACAAAGGTTCTTTAGATATGGCATATTTTGTAGATACGCTATATTCTTCATTTAGCCCGGAACCATGCCAAACTCCTTCGATCCCAGCCTCGGAGAAAGCTAGCTCAACGAATTCTCTAATACTATGAGTCTCGTTGCTGGAAAGCACGTAATCTTTTGGAGTTGTTTGATTTAACATTTTCCATACTCCATCTACAAAATCTTCAGAATCAGACCAATCTCTTTTAGAATCTAAATTGCCAAGATTAATTGGGTCAAATGGTTTGTGATTGTTTATAGCTTTACTTATTCTTGCTACGCCTTTAGATATTTTTCTAGTTACAAATTCTTCTCCGCGTTTAGTTCCTTCGTGGTTAAAAAGAATGCCATGCACCGCGTATAAAGAATAAGATTCTCTATAAACTTTTACTAAATGCCTTGCGGCAGCTTTAGAGGCTCCATATGGACTTCTGGCTCGAATCGGGTGTTGGATATCTTGAGGAGAATAATCGACATCCCCAAACTCTTCGCTAGATCCTGCGGAATAGAACCTGCAAGCAGGATGAAATCTTCTGATGGCTTCTAGGCATCTTGCCACTCCAGTTGCGTTAGCGTCAAACGTTTGTAATGGAATGTCCCAGCTGCACCCTACGAAACTCTGGGCTCCAAAATTAATAAAATAATCAGGCTTAATAGACTGCACTATTCCGTCAATACTTACGGCGTCAGACAAGTCTCCATAGACAAATTTAAACCTTGGGTTGTCAATAAATTTTTGACAGTTTACATAATTTGGATTCGAAGCCCTTCTTGCTACTCCATGTATATTATAACTTGTCTTTTCGAGCAAGTATTCTACCATGTTTGCGCCGTCTTGGCCTGTAACGCCTGTTATAACGATATTATTCATTATTTATCTCTTTCGCTTAAAATTGGATTATTAGAAGGCCAGTGAATATTGTATTTTGGATCATTCCATTTTAAAGTGAACTGGTTGTCGCAATCTGTGTATTCTCCACTATAAGAAAGTTTATAATCATAAACACAAACATCAGAAAGAACATAAAAACTGTTGCCTATACCGGGGGGCAAAAGAATTGCTTTTTTATTTTCATTGCTTAGGATTTTTGTTTTATATTTGTTGTAGTCTTTCGATTCTGGCCTATTATCAACAAACACCGCGTAAACCCTTCCGTACAAGCAAGACACTAGTTTCCATGTATTAAAATCTCCATGGATGCCGACCAAACAATCTTTGTATCTAATACACACCTTATCGTGATCGAATTTTCTGCCTTCCAAAGAATCTTTATATGTCGTAAAAATTTCTCCGCGAAAGTCTTCGAAACTATCAAATGTGAATTCTTTAATATCTTTTAAACTGGCTTCCATATAACAACAGTATGTCCTTCAATAAATTTACTACCATAATATAGTCTTCTAACGTCAAGAATTCTAATTTTATCTTCAGCTTCAAGTGCTTTTAGGGCGGTTAGATAATTTTTTAGATAATTTCTTTTATCAAAATATTTGATAGTCAAATAATCTAAAAGATTTTCTTCTTCTAAAACTTCATGAATTGGTTCGAAATGTATACACAAGCCGGGTTTTTTATTTACTAAAAACTCTAAAACTTTATTGTGTTTATCTCCGATTTGCTCCAAAGAAGCGACAGTGTAAACCAAGGAGTCTTTAACGTCAATAGAATAATCTGGATCAAAATAATTAAAATTGAACCCTTTGATGTTGTCGGTTTTTAAAACTTCAACGCATTTCTCTATGTTATTTTGAGAAGATACGCTCCAGTCTCCGCCATAATACATTCTATCGGGACAATATTCATTCAATCTAAACAAATGGTATCCAGTGCCGCATCCTAGTTCAAAAACTTTATTGTAATTTGGAATGTGCTCAAGAAGCAAAGCGTCTACAAAGAAAGAATGCAAGTGATAATCAAAATCCTTTGAGTGGGTTTTAATTATTTGTTTGTTTAATCTGGCTATGTTGTTCTTCTTGTGGTACTTGGGAATTAAAGAGCTGGGATTTAATGTTTTTTTAAATTCTTCAAGATTCTCTTTCCATCCAGCCTCCCAATGAGATATGCGCCCTTCTCCAGCTCGAATAAAATCGGAAGATAAAATATTAATATAGTTAACTATATAACTATGCAATTCTTCAGAATCTAAAACTTCATAAAGCAATTTTGATTTATTTATTTTATCCAACAATCTGGGGTCTATGTTGTGGGAATATCTTGATTGAATATCTTGGGGAATAACTTTATTCATAATTTTTATGCCATTCTATACATTTTTTAAGTCCGTCTTTTAATGAGGTTTTGTTTAATTGTCCAAATTCTTGTTCGTATCTAGATACATCAACGCAAGCTTTGCTTGGACTGTTTGCTAATTTATTTTTTTGTTCTCCGATTTTTACAGAACAACCTAAAATATTTCCAATAGATTGGGCCAGTTCTTTTATAGTCAAAAGATCTTTGCCTCCTATATTATATATATTATGTTTGCCGCTTGCGGCTATATTTAAAATTCCATCTACGCAATCATCAACATAAATATAACTTCTCAAAGCTGATCCTTCGTCCAACAAAGAAATTTCGTTATTTAAACATCCTTTAATAATGAATTCAGAAAGCACTCGTTTATCGTCTTTCTTGAATCCGGGGCCATAGCACAAGCAAAGTCTTATAGATTTATGGTTTAAATTTGGATCTCCAAAAGCTAACAAAGATTCCCCAAAGAGCTTGCTTAATGTGTAGCAGTTTCTTGTGTTTTTAGGATTGATAATTACATTTGTTTCTTCGGAATTGTCTTCGCTTTCTGAATAAATCTCGCTTGTGCTTATAAACACAAACTGCTCTCTAGTTTTATTTACTAAGCTCTGAAGAGAAAGAGTATTAAGGGCGAATGTTTTAGATGGATTTTTAACAAATTTTTGAGGCTGTCCATATCCAGAACAGTGAAAAATAACATCAAATTGTGGAAGAGAGTCTATCTTATCTAAATCTGTAATATCAAAAACATGATGATTAGACGCTCTTAGAAGATTTTTAAAATTAATCCCAGGAGGATTTAAATAATTTACATGCACATCGCAATAAGGAATATCGAGCAGTCTTTTGCAAAGATTGTACCCAACGACTCCAGATGCGCCAGTTACCAATATTTTTTTACTTTCAAAATATTTTAAATTATTCATATCTTAAAAATCAAACATACAAAAGATTATGATACACAAATGATGTTACGTCGTTTCCTTTATCATCGTATGTTTTGCCGCTTTGCTCGACATGATAAACAGGGCCGTAGTTTTGATCAATCGAAAGCAGATTCTCGTCAGAGAATTTTCTTACAATATCATTTCTAATTGGGAATAAAACTCCTTGAGTGGACCAAAGTCTGATAAACGTTGGGCGGTCTTGGTTCAAATA